TTCTCCATTGCTTTTCTCTGTCACCAACATAATCAATACCTTCTTCACAATAGTCGCAAAGGTCAGCACCGTTAGTTCTGACATCCTGTACTCGTTCTGAATTAACAAACTCATCCCAAGTATTATCCATTAGATTACCCATTATATCATCTAAACCATAGTCTTGGCAACATAGCCCTAAAGAACCATCAGGTAATAAAACATTTTGATATGCTCTAGGACACTTTCCTCTAATATTAATTTCATCGGGAACCTTATCAGTCTTCTCTAATAATAGATTCATAGCTCTACTATTAATATTTCTTACATCAATCTCAACATGATTTCCCAACTCCTTAAGTAGTGGATGTAAGTCTCCATGACAATGAAAGTTAGTCCAGTATGGCATTGGATTATGTAAAACATGGTTCAAAGTATCATAATAATCATCCGTCAATTCCGTATACTCTTTACCATCATCAGCTTTATAATATTTGACAGGAACCTTAGCACCAATCATTTCAAAATAAGATGCTGATGGCAAATGAACATGAACACCATGATGAAAGAAAACACCTTCACTTTTCATCCTATCCCAATCAGCAATTGTCATACCCATAAGAGTAGTATTTAAAAGTAATTCATGTCCTTTCTTAAAGGAATGAATTATCATATCTGTACATTCGGGATTCAAAAATGGTTCTACATAACCAGTAAAATTTAATCCAATATCCGTAGGCATTGTACTGATACATTTTTTAAATGTATCCAATGACATCATTGTATCTTTATCCTTACCTATCCTTTCTCTATACCTTCTAATTAAAGTGGATTGGGGACAATACTCACATACGTTAGAACACCCAACTCTTGTTGTAACCTCTATAGAATGCTTCATTCTCTCTCTAATAAGATGTGTTTACCTTTTCCTTCATAAGCAAGAAGATCTACACCATCATACAATTGAATTTCATCAATTTGATAATTAGTCCAGTCTGCCATATAAGGCCTGTCAATATCTATAATACCAGCAATAGCATCAATTGATGCACCTACATCAAGAAATACTGCATCAGTATACTTCTTAAGTCTATGAATCAACCCAGACTTAACATGCCCCATACCCATTAAGAATATCTTAGATGTTGATTTCTCAAGTTGTTCACCAACCATCTTCTCAGTAGCATCAATATCATCACAAGCAAACTTCTGAGGAAGAGAAATGTAATCCTCAAACTTTTCAAGTCCAAGATACTCTTGATACTGTGGTGCTTCCATTACGTTCTGAATGATATTCATCTTAGTATTAGCACCAATCAATCCTATCTTACCAGCAAATGTTTCAAAAAACCATTTGTTAGCAACTAAACCATACCCAAACTCAGCAGGAAAGTCTATCTCCTTCTCAATTACCTCAGAAAATCTCTGTCTATTCTCAGGATAAATTTCACATGTGTAGTAATCACATAGGTGTGCACCTTCTACAAATGCCTCATGTCCTATACTCTCATAACTCTTACTCAATGCTCTGCGTCCAGGTGTAGCACTACCTACAGGCATCTTCTTCAAGAAATAATAATCACCATCTCCATACTTATAGAAAGTTCTGGATTCATTATTCTCCACAAACTCTATTAATAACTGTTTAAAGAATACTAACTTCTCTTGGAACTCTGGATATGTATCTTCACTTTCAAAACATTTATGAGGATCATTATTAATAGCCCCATCTATCTTATAGATATCAATCATGAACTTACCTCCAGCAAATCAAAATAACTTCCTAACTTCAACTTTATCTTAGTAGTTATAGTTTCCTGCATATTATTTTCATCATACTTAGAATAAGGCAACACTCTAAAATCAACACTAAATCTAGAAATATTAGATTCATTTATCTTATTCCCATGTTTAAGATTTGCTCCATCCCAAATATAATATTCACCATACTCCGCATTCATAGGTGAATAATCACCAAGATTTTCCTGTGACTCACTCCATATAGTATAAGTTTCTTTTGCCTCTGTTACTGGAAGAAATATATTTACTTCATGTGGACTATGACTATATGATTTATCATTATGAAATTCAGCAACAGAAATATTATTAGGGACTTGTACCCTAAAGGTAGGTATTTTTTGATATAAAAGATTCTCATTAAAATGAGGTAGAATTACATCTTTTAAAAATTTTTTATAATCATTTAAAAAATTTGTATTCTCTACCTTTTCATAGAATTTTTTATGAAGATTAGTTGTTTGATCAGTTTCCATATCAAGGATACCAAAATCACAATCTTCAATTTCATGTATCTTTTCTAATTGATTAGTTCCAAACATCTTTTCAATCTCATGACGAAAACCATATTCATTTAAGTTATAAGAATATTTTTCTTTTCGATGCATTACCACCCACCTTTAATACAATCAACAATGTATTCTCTATCTTCTGGAGTCACCCACCATCCAACAGGAATACAAATCATTTCTTTTACTAATCTATCTAGACTAGGAAGATAAGATTTATATTGAGAAACACATGAATGATCATCATTTCTTTCATGAACTCTACTAACCATGATGCCACAGTCTTTCATTTTATTCACAAAGTCTGCTTGTCTTTCAACCTTTAATGTATAGATCCAATATGAAGATTGACGATCAGATTTATTTTCAAGTAAAGTCACTCCATCAACACCTTCTAAATTTTGATTATAATAATTTGCATTATCTCTATATAAATCCAACAATCTTTCAGTTACATGTGGAAAATTTTCCATACCGATTGTGGCATTGATATCATTCATATGCATCTTAAAACCAAACTCTGGGATATCACTTTCACATCTCCAACCCTTACTATTATCATTTCTATCAATACCATACCAGCGTAACAATTTAAACCTCTCTATCAAATGTTCATCTGGAAATGTTACACATCCACCATCACCACAAGTTAGATGTTTGATTGCTTGGAAACTAAAAGAACATATATTACCATGAGAACCTAGTCTCTTTCCTTTATATGTTGAACCAAATGCATGAGCACAATCCTCAATAACTACTGGTTTAAAACCATATTTTTTCTCTGCATCGTTTTGTATATTTCTTAACTTATCAAGATCTACTGGATATCCACCCCAATGGACAACCATAATTGCCTTTGTTTTTGATGTAATCTTTTTTGCTAAATCATCCAAATCAATATTACAAGTATTTGTATCCACATCAACCCATTTTAATTTAAATCCATTAGCAAGGATTGGCCAATTAGTTGCTGTGCAAGTTAAAGGTGTAGACAAAACTTCATCACCAGATTGCATGACATCTTTCTTTAACATATGAAGTGCAAGATGTAAAACAGAGGTAGCCGAATTTGTGGTAGCTAAGTTTTGATTCCCAAAATAATTTTTCAATATCTCCTCAAATTTTTCAACTTGAGGACCTTGACTTATAAATCCAGAGGTTAATACTTTTGTAAGTTCATGAGAAATATTATCACTCATAAAAACTTTAAATAATGGTATCATTTTTTATGAATGTAAGTGAGGGATAATCTTCTAATACTGTTATTATAACACTATTACTATATTTTTTCAATACTGGTTGTATTTTAGGTCTATCATACTTAACCATCCAATCTACATTATCTCTTTCCTCAGACCCACCCTCTAAAACCATAATACCTCTAACCTTTGGCAAATAATTTTTGATAGCAAAGTCATACGTATCTCCAGTATTTGCTATATCAATATGAAGAATGTCTATAGTATTATCATCATAATCATTCACTGATTCATAGAAATTTTTCTTATGAATTTTCAAATTATGAACTTCTTTATATTTCTCTTCAATGAAATCTCTATCTGCTGCATTAAAAGGAAAATCATCAAAAAGATCATTCGCCTCAATAGATGCATTACTATATTTTACAAAACAATCCAAAGAATATCCTTGCAAAATACCAAACTCTACAATCAACTTTGGATCTAAACAGAAACATAAAGATTTAAATACTTTATCGTAACCATATTTTTTGTATGATGATTTAATATTCATAATACTTATCCCCATGAGCATCATGCCAACGACAGTATGAATGATTATCAAACTCAGTATTTTTATTATTAAAATAATCAAACATTATATCCTCTATAGATATTGAATTGTTAACCATATCTTTTAAATTTATCGGATGATAAAACTCATAAAAATCTTTTACAGACACACCAAAATATCCTGTTCTAACTTGATCATCTCTTGACAATGTAAAATAATTTCTAGGGTTATCTAAAAATGATTGGATGAAAGAAAAATCTTTTAAGAGTAGTCGGGGTTCATAATGAAAAAAATATTCATACCCTTCTAAAATTTCAGAGTATTCTTTCCACATTTCAATATCCCCTGCCCCCTTATTAAATTTTCCATAATCATTTTTATTTTTTACATATAAGAATGTATCATCACTAAGACACTCTCTTATTTGTATGGGAATATCATCAATACTATCTAAAGTATTGTCTACAAAAACAATATCACATTTATTAAAATAATTTTTATATTTAAAGAACTCCTTTAGTCCATCAACATATTGTTGTGTTCTTCTATCACCATGACATAATGGTATAGATGTATTTCCAGATACATCTATTGCTGCTCGAAGTTCAATTAATATTTTATTTTTCATAAACTTTTTTTATACCATTCGTAAGTTGATTCTATTCCCTCACGAAGTCCAATCTTAGGTTCCCAACCTAATGATTTAATCTTATCAACATTAAGAACCTTTCTTGGAGTACCATTTGGTTTTGATACATCCCACTGATAATAATTTTGATAACCAGTAACCTTAACGATTGTCTCAGCAAGTTCCTTAATAGTTACATCCTCACCAGTACCAATGTTAATAACTTCATCAGAATCATACTTCTCCATACAAGTATAAGCAGCTTCTGCTAAATCGTCAACATGTAAAAACTCACGTTTAGGTGAACCATCACCCCATAAATTAACAATCCAATGCTCACTCTTCTCAAGAGAACCATGAAACTTAGCAATTAATGATGGAAGAACATGTCCACTATTATGATCAAAATTATCATTAGGACCATATAGATTAGTAGGCATTAAAGCAATAGCATTAAATCCATACTGTCTACGATATGCCTGACACATATTAATACCAGCAATCTTAGCAATAGCATATGCAGAGTTAGATGGTTCCAAAGGTCCAGTCATTAACTCATCTTCCGCAATGGGTTGATTAGCAAACTTAGGATAGATGCATGATGAACCTAAGAATAAAAGTTTCTTAACTCCATTACGATAGGCAGCATCTATAATATTAGTCTGAATCATCAAATTGTCATAGATGAAATCAGCAGGTTGTTCACTATTAGCACCTATACCACCAACCTTAGCAGCAGCAAGGAAAACATAATCAGGTTTATTAATTCTAAAAAACCTTCTAACATCATCTTGATTTCTAAGATCCCAATTAGATGATGGAGTAGAAAGAATATTATCAAATCCCTTCTTCTTGAGCATACGAATGATAGCAGAACCTACTAGTCCTGTATTACCTGCCACATATATCTTACTATTACTGTCCATAGATGCACATGTCCTCAACGAGTTCTTTAAAGGTTATTTTAGGTTCCCAACCTAATTTTTCTTTTGCTTTAGTAGGATCTCCTAACAAAGATTCTACTTCAGCAGGACGGAAGTATTTGTCACTAACTTTAATGATAGGTTTTTTCATTCCCCAATCATATCCAATCTCATCTAATCCTTCACCCATCCATTCAATATTAAAACCAAACAGAGGTGCTGCTTCTGCAATAAACTCTTTGACAGAGTATTGTTTTCCAGTAGCAATTACATAATCATCTGGTTCATCTTGCTGCAACATTAACCACATTGCCTCAACATAATCCTTAGCATGTCCCCAATCTCTCTTGGCATTAAGATTACCAAGTTCGATAAAATCTTCTAATCCAGAAGAGATACGTGATAATCCTCTTGTAATCTTACGAGTTACAAAAGTCTCACCTCGTCTTGGTGACTCATGGTTAAAGAGAATACCAGAACTACAATGCATCCCATAGGACTCACGATAGTTCTTGACAATCCAATACCCATACAATTTAGCAACACCATAAGGAGAACGTGGATAGAAAGGAGTTGTCTCAGTTTGAGGAACTGCTTGAACTAATCCATATAATTCTGATGTTGATGCCTGATAGATACGAGTTTTCTTCTCCATACCAAGAAGGCGAACAGCCTCAAGAACTCTAAGAGTTCCTAAACCATCCACCTGTGCGGTATATTCTGGTGTCTCAAAAGAAACTTTAACGTGACTTTGAGCACCTAGATTGTAAATTTCATCTGGTTCAACTTCCTTAATGACACTAATCAGATTAGTAGCATCAGTTAAGTCTCCATAATGTAATTTCAACTCAGGATAAATGTGATCTATCCTATGGGTATTAATCAATGAAGCACGACGGACGATTCCATGTACCTCATATCCCTTCTCTAAAAGAAGTTCTGCAAGGTAGGAACCATCCTGTCCTGTAATACCAGTTATTAATGCAACTTTAGTCATCTTTTACATAACAAGGTACACCTTCTGGATCTAACCATTTTGTGTATTCAAAATCTTCAATAGCTTGCATCATCTGCATACCACTGTCACAGAGGTACATATCATTGTATCTCTTAGTGTAATAATTTTCTTTCTGAATACGAAAATCAGGTTTACCATTATCAAGTGTACCTAATTCCACATAACGGTAAGGATACCGTTCCATTATAACATTCATGCTACCCCCACAAGATCTTCAGCAATACATTCGATAATAGTATTATAATCTGCATCAGGATCTTCTCCTGTAAGCACTACTTCATTCTGATAATAACGTTTTACTTTTTTATAAAGTTTTGGATTCTTTACATCCAAGTAAATTTCCTTATTAGCAGCAGCCCGAAGGGTGCTTATGTCTTTCTTGAACTTTGAGGTAAGCGTCATTGCTTTGATTCATTTACAAGTATATTATATAAGGATTTATATTCAAAGTCAATAGGTATATCCAGCAATAAACAATGCTTCATCAGATGATGGTTGTGAACCAGGAACATACTGTCCTTTTGCTGCTTCAGAGTTTGCTTGTGCTCTAGCAATCAATGCTTTCTGTCCAGCATCAATATCAGTACCACCCCATGCCTTTAAGCATGAATGTTGTAATGCACGTCCATAAGAGAATGAAACATTCCACTTTGCTTTACGCTCAATCTTATTCATTTCATTCAAATAAACAGATGCTGCTTCCTCACTCAATCCACCAGATAAGAATGTAATTCCTGCAACAGCAGAAGGAACAGTTCTTTCTAATGTACGAATAGTATATTCAGCAACCTCTTTAGGATTTGATTTCTCTGGACAATCTGCACCAGGAACTGTCATGGATGGTTTTAATAGAGTACCTTCAAGATAAACTCCATTCTCTATACAAGCAGAATAAACTTCTTTAATTACCATCTCTTGTATGGCAGCAGTCTTTCCAATAGGATGATCTCCATCCATAAGAATTTCTGGTTCAACAATAGGAACCAATCCTGCTTCCTGAACAGCACGAGCATATCTAGCAAGTCCCCATGCATTCTCTTTGATAGCAAGATTAGAAGGACCGCCATCAGAACTTATCTGTAATACTGCTCTCCACTTAGCAAATCTTGCACCTGCCTCATAGTAATCACAACATCTTTCTGTTAATCCATCTAAACCTGAACAAAATGTTTCATGCTCTAGTCCACCAGGTAATGGTTTCAATCCTGTGTCTACCTTAATGCCAGGAATTATTCCCTGCTGATTAAGTTTCTCCACCATTGTCTCACCATCAGCATGATTCTGAAAAAGAGTTTCGGTGAAAAGGATGGCACCACTAATGAACGATCCTAGTCCAGGAGTAGTGAAAAGCATACCTCTATATGCCTGACGATTTTCTTCTGTATTCTCAACACCTATGCCAGCAAGTCTTTTTCCAGCAGTATTAGTTGATTCATCAACTGCGAGAATACCTTTTCCAGGTGATGCTAATTTTTTAGCATTCTCTTTCAGTTGTTCCTTATAATAAGTAAGTGTCATCTTTCCTTAAGATTTTCTTCATAATTATATATGCAGCATATCACTCCCAACGTGTAACTGTCAATTCTATACTGTTATCATCCATCTCCCATTCTTCATCAACTTGGAATCCCAATTCCTTTACTTGATTATGAACTGTCATCCTTGCATACTGTTGAGTAACTTTTTCAACAAACCTCTTTGGTGGAATAGGTTGATTCCATGTCTGTATATCAGCAACCAATTCATACTCACCATTATTGTTTAAACGAAATCCAATATCATTACCAATAGAAACATCCACCTTTACCTTTTCATGTTGATGATCAAGAGGATTTACTAATTCTTGATCCTCTTGTACATCATACTGTAAAAGTTCTAATGCTTCAATCAATTGTGGTTTGTGTTTGATCTTGGTTTTGACTGTGCTGAAGTGCGACATTGTTAGAATAAAATTCGGGTTTAAATTGACGGGTTTCTAAAGTTCCAAGTTTCTCCT